ACCCAGAAAACATTAATTTATTAAAAGATCGCTCATACTTATCACCGAATCAATTTCTTTGGTGGGAGTTTACAGAACATAAAAATGAACGATTTGTAAAACCCAAAGAAGTATTAAAATATTTATAAGGAATTAACATGGCGGCATCGGGATTTACACCTATCCAGCTATACTACAGCACCACGTCAGGCGCAGCCCCGATTGCGGGAAACTTGATCGATGGTGAGTTGGCAATCAACATTCGTGATGGAAAGTTGTATTACAAGGATGCTTCCGGAACTGTACAACTTTTAGCAGGTCTTTCTGGTTACAGTGGTATTTCAGGATACTCGGGTATTTCAGGATACTCTGGTGCTTCTGGTGCTTCCGGATTCTCTGGCATTTCTGGTTACTCAGGAGCCGCAGGATCAACCGGCACGTCTGGTTTTAGCGGCTACAGCGGGCAAACAGGTGCGTCCGGCTTTTCAGGCTTTAGTGGCATATCTGGTTACAGCGGACAATCTGGGCTAAGTGGTTACAGCGGTTCTGAGGGTTCTGGCGGAACATCGGGTTTTTCTGGCTACTCTGGTGCAACTGGCGCGTCTGGTTTTAGCGGCTACAGTGGTGCAACAGGATCAACCGGCACGTCAGGTTTTTCCGGTTACTCTGGTGCAACTGGTGCAAGTGGCACTTCTGGTTACAGTGGATTTAATGGTATTTCTGGATTTAGTGGTTACTCCGGTGCTGTAGGCACTTCAGGTTTCTCCGGCTATTCTGGCGCCACCGGCCCAACAACTTATCCGGGTGCAGGCATTGCCTTATCAACAGGTTCTGCTTGGGGAACGTCATTTAACAACAGCTCCAATCCAATATCCGTAACATACGGCGGTACTGGACAAACTTCATTTACTGCGGGTCAAGTTCTTTTCGGATCATTCTCTTCGAGTTCCAATTTCTTTTGGGACAATGGTAACACACGTTTAGGTGTTGGCACCAACACTCCCGTGGCAACGCTTTATGTTAGAGGTGGTAACTCCAACAATATCACAGTTGACAACGGTGGTCAACAATACACCACGCTTTCGTTCTCTAATAACGGAACAGCAAAAGCACAAACGTATTACGACAACACAAACTCCTTGTTTGTTAGTGGTACAGACACAACGGCGGCGTATGTGCTCAAAACCAACGGATCTGAAAAAGCTCGAATCTCTTCAGCTGGTGGCTTTTCCGTTGGTACGGCGTCAGATCCTGGTGCAGGAAACGTGCTCATTAGTGGCGCGTACCAAACATTAAACTTCTCTATTGTTGAAGAATCTGGAGTATTAAACTTTTACAACGGAGTAACAAAAATAGCATCATTAGACGCTGTTGGAAACTTTGTTACATTAGCTGATACAACTGCATACGGAACACCATAATGGCACTACCAGTCGGACAAATATCGATGAGTCAGGTTAATACCGAACTTGGTATTCCTGCAACAACTGAAATTTCATTAAATCAGTCAAACGTTAGAAGTTTAGCTGCCGTACCTAGCGGGCAGATTTCTATGTCTAACTTGCAAGGTAAGTCTGCTTCGGTAGCACTTACAATATCAAGTAACCAAACAAACTTAGATTTGTATAGTTGGGCGACTGGTAACGGCTACCCAGGTTCTGGCGCACTATCGGTTACAGTTGCTCCGGGAGTTTATGTTTATTCAACATCTACAGGTAATGCAGGACTAACAATTCCGTCTGCATTTGGAGCGGGTAATTTAACACTCATTAATAACGGATACATTGCGGGTAAAGGTGGTAACTCAGCGCCAGCAGGCCCCGCAATATCCCCCGGATCACCCGGCGGTCCTGCAATGTCAATATCCACGCCTATAATTTTAACCAATAATAGTTATATTGGCGGTGGCGGCGGTGGCGGTGGCTCTACTGGATCCACAGGTTCTGGTGGTGGCGCCGGCGGCGGCGCGGGCTCTGTTTACCCAGGTGTTGGTAACATCAGCGGAGCGTATACAGGAGGCACAGGATCCCCCGGTGGATCTAGTGGTGGAGGTGGTGGTGGTTCTGTTTTCCCTGGATCTGGTGGCGCTGGGGGCTCTACTTCTGGAGCAATACCACCAACTAAACAAGCTGGCGGTGCTGGCGGCGGTGCAGGCGGCGGCGGAGGCAATACTCAAGTACAAGTTAGCCCATCAGTTCGTAGGGTATATAGTGGCGGTGGCGGTGGTGGATGGGGCGCTGCTGGAGCTGCGGCTAAATTCAATACTGCTGCATTACCTGGTGGTGCGTCTGGTGGCACCGGAGGAAGCGGAAACGGTGCCGGCACAGAAGGTAGTGGTAATAGTGCTGTACCAGCATCCACAGGAGGCTCTGGTGGTGCGGCAATTAACTTAAACGGAAATACAATAACCTATCCTGCAACAGGAACAATTTGGGGTGCAATATCATGACAACTATTAACTACAAAATAAACAATCAAACGGCAAGAGATTTAACTGCGTCAGATTGGGCTTCTGCTCAAACTTTGCAACAACAAACCCAAGCTGAAGAAATTGCACAATTCGGTTGGTGGTCCATCATTGCTGTTATAACTAACAACGACGGTACAATAACTATGGCCCCTACAGACAAAAATGGCGTGCCATTAGATTTTGATGACGAAACTGGTGATTTAGCGCCATACGTTGACAAAACTGTAGCACCTTAGTATATAATTAACCAACAAAAAACTTTGTATCAAAGTTTTGAAAGGAAAAAATGGCAACTAAACGCCAACAACCAAATACCATATTAGACCAATACGGTGCTTTTTTGTGTAAAGATGTTGTGTCAAAAGAAATGGCTTATTTTTTAACCCATACATTATTAAGAAAGCACGGAATTGAAGGTAGTAAGGGGGACGAACAAGTTCCCAACGCCTTAACAACTATTGACCACGACTTGTTTTTGGAAACACTGCACGAACAGATCTGGCCTAAACTAGAGTACATTTTAGGTGAAGAACTACTTCCAACTTATGTGTACTCCAGACTATATAGCAACGGCGACGTGCTAGAAAAGCATATAGACCGACCAGCTTGTGAAGTCAGTATTACGGTACAATTAGGTCGTTCACACAACTATGCTTGGCCTATTTACGCTGGCCCGTACAGATACGATCTAGCTGAAGGAGACGGCGTTGTTTACAAAGGCTGTGACATAGAACACTGGCGTGATGCTTGTGACGGCCCAAAGGATTACTATTCAGGGCAGGTGTTTTTCCACTTTGTTAAAAAGAATGGAAAGCATGCAAAAGAGTTTGGTGATCCAAAAAGAAGAGAAACTAAAGCAGTACCTGAAGATTTTTATGTCAAAAATCGTGCACACTTAATGGAGTCAAAATGATTGCAGCAATCCCCCCAAAACCACATCTTGTACAAGAAGAGTTTGCTTACTGGGAAGGTTTTTTAACCAAAGAAGATATTGACACCATCTTAGCGTTGCCGCAATGGCATGATATTCAAGAAGCACAAGTCGGTAGCGATGTTAACAATAGCGTGACTAATAAAAATGTCCGTACTACCGATATTGTTTGGTGGGTCCCTTGTGAAAAAACAAAGCATATCTGGGAAAAAATTGTAACAACAATTGCAGATGTAAACAATCAGTTTTTCCACTTTGATTTAACAGGTTGCTACGAACCGGCTCAATTGGGTCTTTACAAAGCTAAAGATAAAGGTCATTACGATTGGCACATTGATGCAGGTGTAAAAGGATCAGCACCTCGTAAATTATCTATGACGCTTTTATTAAGCGATCCAGACGATTTTAAAGGCGGCAATCTTGAACTTAAAACAATTAATGATCAACCCATAACCGTAGAACAACAACAAGGTCGGGCATTCTTTTTCCCTTCCTATACATTGCATAGAGTAACTCCCGTAACCAAAGGCATTCGTAGATCCCTAGTAATGTGGATTGGCGGCCCTCCTTTCAAATAATAAAAAAATGAACGAACAATTCCCGGACCCGTATAAATACGGAAAATTAGTTGCTCAAGTAGAGGCGATGGAAAAGAAAATAGACAAGCTCGAAGTGGGTATGGAGGAGCTCTTAGAGCTCGCCAACAAATCCCGTGGAGGCTTGTTTACCGGGATGATGATTGTCTCAGCCATCTCCGCAGTCATTGGATACGCCACAAGCCACTTTCTTAAATGATCAATGTCAGACCCATTCGGAATAACAGAGGGAGCGAAGACTCTAAGCGGTAGCCTAGACTCCGCCCGTGAAGGATCTAAACAACTAACCAAGAGCATCGAGGGCATCCAGCAGGATGGCGTTGATGTTGCCAAACAAAGAGCTCAAGAACGCATTCGTGCCAGACGAGAAGCGGAGCTCAAAAAACAAAACGCGCTTATTAAAGCACTCGAAGAGTGGCAGCGTAAAAAACAAATCTCCGACGAGGAGGCCAAACTTAAAATCGACTTTGTAAAAAAGTATGGTGCCAAGGAGTGGGAAGCACTGCTCCGAATAAAACTAGACATTGAGAATCTAGAAAGAAAAAATAATGAAGAATATCAACACGATCTTAAAGCAGTTCGCCGAGTTCAGTTCTACTGTTTTGCGCTTGCTGCGCTCATTGCGTACTACCTTACTTGGGGTTATAAACAATAAATGATGGATACACTACTTGGACTTCTTAAAGGCGTTGCCCCTGTCTTAGCTACTGCTATTGCCGGTCCTGCTGGTGGAGCTGCTGTGGGCTGGCTTGCTGACAAGCTAGGCGTACCAGACGCTACCGTAGAGGGCATTACAGAAGCTCTTACTGGCAACCCCGAACTTACCATGAAGCTCAAAGAGCTTGACCTAGAATACGCTAAAATGGACGCAGCAGACCGTGACAGTGCCCGTAAGGCATACGCAGCGGTTGCAACTTCAGAGTACGCTACCAAGCTAGACAAGGCCGTAGTACCTTTTCTAGCACTGGGAACAGTTGGGTTGGCGTTCTTATTTATTGGTATCCTAATCTTTATCAACGTACCAACCGATCAACAGCAAATCATTATATTTGCGTTGGGTTTTATTACCAGCTCAGCCGGTCAGGTGTTGTCGTTTTACTTTGGCTCAAGCCAAGGCTCTAAAGATAAAACAAAAGAAATAGAAGGAATGATGAAACGATGAATTTAAGCGAGCACTTTACCCTTGAAGAACTTACCCATACAGACCATCGTGAGTTTGATAATACTCCTAATTCTAGCGAACTGGCCAACCTTACACGCCTTGCTGCGTTCCTAGAAGACGTCAAGGCTGCCCTTGGTGGAAAACCAGTGATGATTAATTCAGCATTTCGCTGTAAGCAGGTCAATGACGCTGTAGGCTCTAAAGATACATCACAGCACCGTATTGGCTGCGCCGCGGACATCCGTATCCCGGGCATGACCCCAGACGAGGTGGTAAGAACCATCATCGCCAGTGGCCTGCCGTTTGACCAGATTATCCGCGAGTTTGACCGCTGGACACATATCTCGGTCACTAACACACCAGATGGTAAGCCCCGTAAGCAGGCGCTTATCATTGACAAGGCCGGAACGCGCCCGTTCGCCTAAAACCTAAGTTTGCGTATTAGTGTACGCAAACAAGGAGGTAATATGTTCAAGATTATTACATCTTGTATCTGCGCGGCCGCCATCGTGTTTGGGTCTGTGACCTATGACCCGTTCGCAAACTGGCTGGTGCAGTACGAGCAAAAATTTGAATGGGTGGCTGAGTCAACCATTGAAGTAATTACTGGTTTTGAGGGTTTTAAGACAAAAGCCTATCAGGACCACAGGGGGAACTGGACAATTGGGGTGGGACACCTAATCCGCCAGCAAGACCGTTATATGCTCCATAGAGAGCTTTCTGAGGATGAGGTAAGGGGGTTACTACACCAAGACCTTAAAACGTGCTCAGATGCCCTAGAATCGGCTATAACGGTCATGGTCAATAGAACCCAAGCCGACGCACTGCACAGCTTGTGCCATAACATTGGCCCGGATCGTATGATTCGCTCGGATGTAATTAGATACTTAAACGAAGGCGATCAAATTAAAGCAGCAAACGCTTTTATGCAGTGGACCAACCCAGGGCTTAAAAAACGTCGGCAGGCAGAAAGAGCGCTATTTTTGGCTGATATGTAGGGCGTTTTCACCGCCGTTAGCGTATTAGTAGATATAAGGGCTGATCACCCATTTCAACATTAAACTCGAGGAAACACCATGGAAGGCTTTAAAAAATCAAGCAAGATGCAATGCTTTAAAGAAGGCGGCGCAGTACAATACAAATCGCGTCATTCTGAAAAAGCTGAGATGTCAGAAGACATTGCTCAAGACAAAAAGATTGTCAAAAAAGCCTTTGCCATGCACGATAAACAAGAGCACCCTGGTGAAAAGACCAACCTTTCTAAACTGAAAAAAGGCGGTCGTGCCAAGAAAGATTGTGGCACTGTTAAAAAATACAAGACCGGCGGCACAGTAGAAAACGCTTACGGCGCCAAGAAGACTGACAAAGACATCAAAGATATTGTCAACTCAAAACGTCAAAAGCCAGCTATGTTGTGCGGTGGCAAGTCTGTAAAGAAAATGGCCATGGGTGGGCAAACAAATCCACTAGCTGGCCAAGGCGCTATCACCAACACAGAACGTGCGGCCCTTCAAGGCGCGCTTCCGGGCGGTCAAGCAATGGGTTCTGCTAATGATATGGAACGTCGCCGCATGGCTGAGCGCGCCAAGAATGCGATGAAGTATCTTGGACCGCAACAGCAAAATGAGTTCGTAAAACAAGGTGGCATGTCACAAGGCGCGCCAGCTGGGTCTACGATTCCTGGCGGTATGAAAAAAGGTGGCAAGGCTAAAAAGATGAACACTGGTGGGACTTGTTCTTAATATGCCAATTAAATCTAAAGCCCAACAAGGTGCTATGTACGCTGCCGCGGCAGGTAAAAGCACACTAGGCATTCCTAAAAAGGTCGGCAAAGAGTTTGTCAAAGCTGGTCCTGCATCAAACAAGTTACCAAACAAAGTGTTAAAGCGCTCAGCTGGTAGAGGACGTTAACTATGGCCTACTCAGGCACCACTGGTCGTACTAAAATAAATGTTGACCAACTAATCTCATACGCGTATCGTGACGCCGGTAAAGCTGCGGAAGAAATTACGCCTGAGTATATTGAAGCTGGTAAACAGGCGCTTTTTTACAACCTACAAAACCTATCAAATCTAGGCGTCAATCTTTGGCTTTTAGACAACATTTTGCTTGGTGCTCAAACAGACCAGCAAATTCTAACACTGCCTAGTACAACTATTGATATTAGAGAAGCAAACTGGGTGTATGTTCAAAACATGCAACCATCTGGCGCACTGCCCCTAGATAATTCAGACGCATACATTCTTTTTTCACAAAACCTGGATGGTTACGCAACATCAACTACCGGCGAAAACTGGTTTGGTGCAGCGTACTCACCAGATCAACGCGTGTTTTATGTTGGATTTAATGCCTACGTTCCAAACAATGGAACAGCAACATATAACTTTGTTTACGAAACCAGCAACGATGGCACTAACTGGACAGTGCAACAAGTTCTTCCGGAAACCACACTATCAGATAGTCAATGGGCCTATTTTAACGTAAACATCACACAACCGTTTACGTACTATCGTTTACGCGAAACTGTTGCAACAACTTTTTCGTTGCGTCAAATTGTATTTTCACAATCTCAACAAGTAATTCCTTTAGCTCGTTTAAACCGCGACGATTACTGGAACTTACCTAACAAGCAATTCCCGTCTGTACGCTCACTTCAATACTGGTACGATCGTCAAATCGAACCTAAAATGTATTTGTGGCCAGTGCCAAACAATGACTTCCAAATGTTTCAGCTTATTATTGAAAAACAAATGGAAGATGTTGGTTCATTGACTAATGAAATTTATGTACCAGATCGCTGGATTGCCTCAGTTCAAGCATCGTTGTCACACAAACTTTCATTGCAACTTCCAGGTGTTGACATGGGTCGCGTTACGTATTTAGAAGGCCAAGCTGAAAAACTATTCATGCAGGCCAATAATGAAGAGCGCGACAAGTCACCAATCTACTTCCAACCAAACATTAGCTACTACACACGATGACTAACGCATACGTAATGACTTACGATAACCTCGTAGCCGACGTTATCAACTACATGGAACGTGACGACGCACAGTTTGTTGCACAAATTCCAAACCTGATTGGCTTGGCAGAGTCCGCAATTGCTGCGGAATTAAAAACATACTTACAGCTTACTGTGGTTGAAACCACGCTGTTAGAAAATGAAGTCATTTTGTCCAAGCCAGCTCGTTGGAGAAAAACAGTCTCTATGAAGGCAAATGGTCGTCCAATTTTACTGCGTTCACAGGACTACATTGCACAGTATCAATCTGAATCTGAAGCTGCAGACGTAAAGTACTACGGCGAATACGATTACAATAACTGGGCGTTTGC